ACTATTCTCTTTTGAGCGATACGCAATTTGCGTTGGCGCAGGGCAAAGTTGATATGACAGGCACTGATTACGAAACTTGGGATGATTCAAATAGCGGTGCTTATTTGTACGTTGCTAATGTTTTGAACTTGACTATCACAGGCGATTACGTGCCACCGATAAGCGATGAACAACCAGCTTAAAGAACTGCTTAATATATTAGGCAAGGACGTTGTCGAGCGTGCAAAGAGTAATCTTAAAGTCACGCAAAGCATCCGTTACCCTAATGGCAAAACTTACAAGCGCAATCGTTATGCAAGCGGTAAACTTTACAACTCACTAACTTTCAAAGCAAGTGTTGCAGGTGGCAAGCCTTTCATAAAGTTCACTACCAAAGATTCAGCAACGGGGCAATATGCTGACATTGTTGAATACGGCAGAAGACAGGGAGCAACACCGCCACCGATTGACCCTATCATTGAGTGGATGAAGGTGCGCAAGATTAGACTGCGAAATTCAAAGAATGAATTTATTAAATACTCTGAAGAAGCTCAACGCAAGGCGGCTTACAATATCGCACGTGCAATAGGTCGCAATGGAACGCCTGGAATACTTTATTACACGACTGCGCTTCAAGAGATATTAGACGAGCGCTCGGATGCTTTTTTTGCATACTTGAATGAAGCGATTTCATTTGAACTTGATTTAGATAAAAGAAACAAAAAATAATGGCACTTACACAAGTAGATAAACCATTTAATTACACTCGCAAGGGGCAACGCTTGTACGTTGTCTATACATCAGACAATAGCGCGAATACTGGCTTCAAGTTCGGTTACAAATTGACCGAAACCGCAACGGGCAAAGAATATCAAGTATTCATTTCACCTGATCCACAAGGTCGTGGAATATTCGACATGGCACCGCTTGTCAATTTAAGGCATCAAGAAGAACCAACTGCGAGCTTTCAAATTCACGCTGCGACATCTATTGAAGTTGACGGCAATGGATTCAAAAGCTATGACATTGAGGTCACTGAATGGTGGATAGTCGATGATGTGTTCACTCAAAATATGGATGAGGGTTCAACCGCTACGATTACTGATTTGATTGTGACGAACTCTTATTTTCAACCTTACCAAGGATATAAACCCGACACAATAAACACACCAGCGTCCTGCAATTATGCTTGGGAAGTTCCGATGAACTTTTATTACATAAGCGAAAACGGGACACCTTGGTATGCTTACTCTGATAGGACTATTGACACAAGTAATTGGTACTTGCGCGAAAGTCAACCATACTTGAATATTGCGACTGAACCTTATGTTGTGACTATCTTCTCGCGTTGGAATGATTTAGGTTGTTTGACATTCAGCAGTTCGGATGCGTTAACAGGTAACACGTTGCATCACCTTGAATTTACTTGGGTTGAAGCAGATGGAACTACCTTTACTAATAGCACTATGTCAGTCACTGCCAACACTCCATTGATACACATGGCTGTTTATCCGGGTTGTGTTGCTGGCATCATGCCTGCAAACACTGCTTACTATTATTTAATAGGTCGCGATGAATACGACAACCGAGTGAGTGCTATTTACTTATTCGTGAATGAAGAAGAGCAAGGCAACTGGAATCAGAACTGCAACATGACACCCGTTCGTTTAGCGTGGGTTAATAGTCGCGGTGGTTGGGATTATTGGAACTTTCAACTCAAGAGTGAGCGCACAACGAACATCGAGCGCAAGCAATACAACTCGGTATTGAAAACTGATTTTGATTACGGGTTCACAGGTGGCGATCAACCATTTTATGCAGGCACGCGAATGTTGACAGATAGGTCAAACTTGAATACGACATCAATGCTTGTTACATCGGACTGGTTAAGCGATGGCGAGTTTACTTTCTTGCGTTCGCTTTTGACATCGAATCAAGTTCAAATAATCGAGAATCACGATTATGAAGAAACTGGATGCTATCGCGTGACACCAGTGAGTATTGAGCAAACATCATTTGCCGAGAAAAAAAGCAGCGAGGGTAAGTTGCAGAACTTGACATTGAACTTGAAATTTTCACAACCATATTGGGGGCTATAATGCAAAATCAAATAGAGTTAATATTACGCACAGGCGGTTCGGTAACAACTGAATACACGTGGACTTTTGCTGGAGTAGGTGATGGTGCAATAATATGTTTGCCGCCTAAAATTGAGTTGAACACTGGCTCGCTGTCACCGACACCGATAGATGCAAATGCTGTATGGCAACAATTAGCGGATGAAGGTGGAACGATTACTGTCATTGATGGTGATGGTGACGTGGCAGGCACGCTGACAATAAATGGTTGGAATGGAGTTGACTTACTTTATTTTGATAGTGTTGTGGGTTGTGATTTGATTTCAGTCAAAGCGGCTTATTTCACGTTCTCGCTTACAACAAATTCAACTGTTGAACACTTTCTTGACTTATATCCAAATGAATCAATCTCGCTTTCATATCAGTTCACTGACCTGAATAACTTCACGCAAATCGGAACTTTCTCGCGTGATTTCAGAATTCCTGCAACAAAGCGAAATGTCGAAGCACTGGGACCGCTTTACGATTACAATTTCGTTGACGATGTTCAGTCCTTCAGCCGAAAATATAATTGCGAATTAAGAGTTGACACTATACCGATTAGTCGCGGTTACTTGCGCGTAATGGCGGCATACAAGCAACAAGATTACTTGAGTGACTTTCAGGTTTCATTCTATTCGCAAGCACCGAATTTCGTGAAAGAGATCGGGGAGAAAAAGCTGAAGGATATTACCGACCTTATGAATCAAAACGAAAATGTTGTATTATCAAATGTAACAGTCCAAAATAACTTTCGTATTTGGGCACTGATTGATCGTGCTGTCGGTAATAAAGCATTTAGTGAATTAGGCGAAACTAATACTCGCAGCGTTTATGATGTCGGTGGTTCACCACTTTATGCAGGCGATTTGACACCTTGCGTTCGTGCAGATTATTTGCTTACAGAAATTTTCAAGGATGCTGGATTTGAACTTGATGCCACCAACTTATTGAATATCATACAAGATTACTACGTGCCTTGGGTTAATACTGAAAAAATAATATTTGCACAAGCTGTTAGTGATTATGGTTTTAGAGCTAAAAATACCACTGCTGTCAACAGCACTGGATACGCAACTAATTTGGTATTTCCATATAACTTCGAAGTATTTGATAATGCCTTTAGCTATAATCAAGTGACGTACACATTTACACCTAATGCTATTGGTTACTACAAATTCAGGGTTACTACTGCTGTGAGCAATGTGAATAGGATTGGGCTTATTAGATTCAAAATACGTGTAACCGATCCGTCATCAGCTATAACTGATTATTATGTACAACAATCAGGGCAATATGTAAATAGTGTTCTTATTATGACTGGTGTTAATGCTGACTACATTTATTTAGCCGCTGGTTATACTTGTCAGGTCATATACAGTCATGATATAGTTGATGGTTCAGGCACTCCTACCATAACGTATGATGCAAACGCTAATTTTTTTGAACTTGAAGATTTGCAAATTCTTACTAATGCTGACATTGTTTATCCATTTAATGCACCTGATGTAAAGCAAATTGATTTTGTCAGCGACTTAATTAAGATGCACAATCTTGCGGTTGTTCCTGATATAGCAGTTGAAAATAAATTGAAGCTCGAACCGATGCAAACATATATTGGCAGCGGTGATACTTTGGACTGGACGAAAAAACTTGACACGTCAAAAGATATAGTTATCAAAGGCACTGATGACTTGCGAAAGAGTAAATTGTCGTTTACTTATTCGGCTGGTCAAGATACCTATTCAAAATTATTTGTGGATCAAGGTCGTGTGTACGGTGACTATAAAGCTGAACCTTATTTAGTGACGAATACGCAAGTTCCAAGTTCATTTCAATCGGGTGAAACAAGTGTAAAACTCGTTGCTCAATCCACACCAGCGACACAAATAAATGGGTCAAATTACATAGTTCCACGCTTTTGGACTCAAAGCGGTGATGAGCCACCAAAATTTGTCGCACCGGGTTTGCGGTTTCTATATTATGCAGAAAATGTTGGTGTGTATATGTATGATGAGGCAAGTGCTACAAGTGCAGTTCAATCTATTCCAACTGTCAATCACTATTCCGACACATACGATTTCAATCCTGACTATAACGACAAGGACTTAAACTGGGCACCTGAAACACCGCTACACGATTACACTGCGAATCCATTTGACAACTTGTTTACGCTTTATTGGCGCGATTACCTTGACACTATTTATAGTGACGATGCGCGAATACTTGAAGCGAACTTTGCGCTCAATAACACCGACATATTAACGTTGAATTTTGCTGACTTTATTTTCGTGAAAGATGCTTATTGGCGCATACTTGAATTGAGTGATTACAAGATGGGTCAATTCGAAAGCACGCGCGTCAAATTGTTGAAGATGAATCCGGGTCAAGCTGCACCACCGAAATGTAATATGAAACCCGGTTCGGTGAATCCTGATGGTTCGGTTAACTTTTTGAGTTTATCAGGCGCGCCAGTTAGCGCAACGCAAGTATGCTGTGATGCTTACAATTATACGTGGAGCGAATCCACAAATACTTGTTATGCACGACCGAGTGACCGACCTTCAGTTAACAAACCAATTACCGATGCAAGCAACAAAGGTGAAATAACAGGATTCAATACTATTTCAAAAGGTTTATACAACATCAATACAACAAGTAATCTCGATGCTGGTACTTCATCATTCTCGGTATTTGCAGGAAATGACATCAAAATTGAAGGGACGAATGATAACTTAATTGCAATCGGTGACACGATTAACTTGAAAGGTGACCAGCGAGGTGCTGCACTATTTGGAAAATCAGTTGAATCAGTTGTGCCGGGTCTTGTTATTGGTGGTGGATGGCCTGGTGACAACCGCGGTTATGGATATGAAGGTTCGCAGAGTGCAGGAACTTTCCTAATGTCGAATCAAGGCACGTATCCTGCAACATTGAATGTAGTTGAATTATTCATTGAAGGTATTGCGAACAAGCGTATTGAAATGGAAGATAACATGCTTTGGTATATGCGAGTGCACTTGATGGTTCAACCCACAATCAATCAATACATCAACGCTACCATCACTGCACAGATGGGAAAATCAGGCGGCATTGCTTTTGCGACTGCTCCGATAGTTCAATATCAGGATACGAGTATGGCAGGGCGCACGGTTAATTTAATCATTGACACGGCAACGAATACGGCACAGCATCGAATGAACATTCAGCTTGCTGGCGGTACTTATCCGTTCATCACTCGATTAGTGGCTCAAATAAACTATACACAATTCAGATGAGAAACGATATAGGTATGTCTTTAGCTTTGTTGAAAGCAGGAATAAAATGCAGGCATGAGGGTTATTCGATAAGTCGCAGGCGCAAAATCGTCAAAACTTCCGTTATCTATTTAGTGCATACGACATCGTGGGCATTGATATTATTCGGACTTTATAAAATGATTTGGTAATGGCTACAAATAACTACGTTGTAAGTTTAAGTATTGACGATAAAGGGGCGGTTGCAGCGGTCAATGACATGACAACTGCGCTGAATAAAGCGGACAATAGCTCACAATCGTTAAAGGCTCAATTAAAACAAATGCAACAGGAGCTTCAAAAGCTCGATGTGGGCAGTGCTGAGTTCCAAAAGTTAGCGGCTGAAGCAGGAAAGTTAAAAGACCAAATCAATGATGCAGCTGAAGCGGTTCGTGCGAATGCAGGAAATTCGTTTGAGAGTTTATCAAATAACGCTTCACAATTAAAAGACCGTTTATTTAACCTTGACCTTGAAGGTGTGGGGCAATCATTCAAAAGTATTGCAGGCACGGTCAAAGGTTTTTCATTCAAAGAAATTCAGGCTGGTTTAGGTTCACTTGGAAGTGGACTTGCTTCAATCGGTAAGGCATTACTAACGAATCCGATATTCTTAATCGCTGGTGCAATCGCTGCGGCTGTTGCGTATAGTGATGAATTGTTGAGTTTAGTTGACGGCATTAGTGAGGCAGACCAAGAGCAACTTGAAGCACAAAAAGAAAAGACGAAACTTGCGCAAGAGAATTTAGATTCCATCAGTGCGCAGGAAGAAATCTTAAAAGAGCAGGGGTTAAGTGAACAGGAAATACTTGACTTAAAACAAAAGCAATTAGATGAAGTAATTGCAAATCAAAAGGCAACGATTGAGACCAGTCGCATACAACTTCAATCACAAGTTGACGCTGCGAAAAGGAATAAAGAAATATTAAATGGCATAATACAATTTTTGACTGCACCACTTCAGATATTATTAGGTGCGGTTGACGGTATTATTAAGGGGTTGAATTATGTCGGTGTAATTAGTGATGAAACTTTTGCAAGCATTGGAAGTTTGCGCGAGGGTTTGAATGATACGCTTTCGGGTTTATTATTTGACCCAGACCAAATTCAAAAGGACGGTGAAGCGGCAATCAAAGAGCAGGAAAAAACTTTACTTTCATTAGAAAATCAGGCGGCTGGGTTTAGGAATAAAGAGCGTGATGCAGCTAAAAAAGCGAATGAGCAAAAGACCAAAGACAAGATTGAAGAGGAAATGTCATTTGCTGAAGCGGTGCTATTGGTAAACGCTGACCTTGAAGAAGAAATTGTAAAGAATAACGAGGAACTTCAGGCGCGGTTGGCTGCGATACAACAGAAAGCATTTGAGTTAAGTAAGGCGGCAAAACAACAACAAGCCGATGAAATTGAAGCAATAGAATTAGATATTGAGCAACGACTTGAAGAACGTGGCAAGACCGCAAGGGAGCTTGAATTACAAGCGCTGCAAGAAAATTACTTTGAGAAAAAAACATTACTTGAAAATGCAGGACGAGATACCACTGCATTAACTGAATTGTATGAATCCGAACAAAATGCGATTAAAGAGAAGTACGCTAAAGAGGATGAAGACCGCAAGAAAAAACAGCAAGAATTTGCTATTTCATCGGTACAATCAGGATTAAGTACAATACAATCGCTTACTGAATTATTTGGTAAGAAAGGACAGGCATCTGCAAAGCGTGCATTCCAAATAAATAAAGCCGCATCAATAGCGCAAGCGACTATTCAAACGTATCAAAGTGCAACAGCTGCATATGCTTCGCAATTTGTTCCGTTGCCAGATCCTTCCTCACCAGTTCGCGGTGGTATTGCCGCAGGTTTAGCTATTGCCGCAGGATTAGCAAATGTGGCGAAAATCGCATCACAAAAATTTGATGGCGGTGGAGGTGTTTCAGGCGGTGGAGGTGGCGGCATTCCATCATTAGGCGGTGGAGGTGGAGGAAATCAGCCGAGCGTTCCTGCGTTCAATGCACTGAATCTTGGACTATTACAAAACAGACCTGACCAAACACCAAAGGCGTATGTACTTGCGCAAGACGTTAGCACTGCTGTTGAAGCACGCGACAAGGTTAGAGATTTAGCACGAATAAACTAATAAAAAAATGGATAAAAAAAGAATAGTTAAATGTGTCATTGATGAGAATGGCAAACTTGGATTGACCGCAATGGGACTTGTTGATGTTCCTGCGATTGAAGAAAATTGGGTTGCGCTTTCAAGCGAGAAGGTTAAACTTTCAAGCGTGGACAAAGAACGTCGTATGCTTTACGGAGCGGCACTGATTCCTGAAAAATTGATATTGCGAATCGACAAGAATAACGAGGAGTACTACATGAAGTTTGAGCGCGACACGATTGAACAGCTCGCGCATGACTTCTACAAAAAGAACTTGCATCACACAACAAACCTTCAACATCAATACCCGGTAACAGGTGTGACCATAGTGGAATCGTGGCTGAAAGAAGGCAACAGCGATAAGAGTTTAGCACTTGGATTGAGTGACCTTCCTGATGGCACGTGGTTCATTGGCGCAAAGGTTGATGATGACAGCGTTTGGGAAGAAGTAAAGTCGGGTGCAATTCGTGGATTCAGCATTGAAGGTATGTTTACCGAGCAGTCAGTTGAAATGAATTTCGTGAATGTTGAATCAATGCTCATAAAAGAAATAGAGCAGCTTATGGCATCGTTGTAATATTGCAGAGAATAGTCGTTATTGAGTCAATCATTGTTTGTTTAAGGTTTAAGGTTACGCAACAAGCCCCTGAAACGTCGGGGGCTTTTTGTTTATTTATTTTTTTTCAACCGATTTGGGCAAAATCAAAGTTTTTCCGTTATACGCAAAAGAACTTATTGAAATGAAATTGAAAGATCAATTAGTGGGCATCTTCCAAAAGTTTGGAATTGACCCAAATGCGCATGGTGTAAAGTTCGAAACTGAAGTGAAACTTGAAGCTGAAGCACGTCTTGCTGATGGCAACATGATTTACACAAGTGCCGATGACTTCGGTGTTGGTTCGGATTGCTACATGAAAGATTCTGATGGTAACGTATTTCCTGTTGGAGCTGGTGAATATCCACTCGAAGATGGAAAAATTCTCATCGTAGGTGAGGATGGCAAAATTGCAGAAGTGAAAGAAATGGACATGGCGAAAGAAACTGAAATGAGTAATGAAGACATCATTGCTACAATCAATTCATTGTCGCAGAAAATTTCCGAACTTCAAAGTTCACTTGATGCAAAGAACGCTGAACTGAATGCAGTTAGCGAAGAACTTGCAAAAGCGAAGAATGATGCAACAGTCAGCGCGAATGAACTTGCTGCATTGAAGAAAGCTCCAGCGGTTGCATCGGTGAAAGAAAAAAAGACCGCTTTGAGCGCAAGCGCACCTGCTAAAGCGTGGTCACAAATGACATACGAGGAGCGCATCATGTCACAAATTCAAAACATTAAAAAATAATTTATTCAAATGGCAACAACAACTTCATTAACTACCACCTACACCGGAAAGGAAGCGGGTGGTTACATTCGTGCCGCCTTCATGGCGAACGAAACTTTACAGGGTATCACTGTAAAAGAAAACATCGAGTACAAGCAAGTAGTTCGCAAACTGGTTAACACTGTGACCTTCGCGAATGCAACTTGTGATTTCGACCCAACTTCAACCGTTACTTTGACCGAGCGCATTTTGACGCTTGAAAAGTTCCAAATCGCCAGACAACTTTGCAAAAAGGATTTCCTTGCGGATTGGGAAGCAAAGAGCGAGCAGAACGGTGAACTTCATCAGTCACTTGTTGATGCACTTATCGGTAATATTCTTGCAGGTGCTGCTGCTAACAACGAAACATTGATTTGGACAGGTGTTAACGCAACAGCTGGTGAGTACGATGGATTCGGTACTTTGTTCGCTGCTGATGCAACTGTTATCAATGTATCTACTCCTGTTGCTATTGATGCAACAAACGTTGACGATGAAATCAACCGCCTTATTCTTGCTGCACCTTACGCAGTAAAGAGCGCAGTTGAGAAGCCAACTATCTATATTGCATCGAACGTGTGGGAAGCACTCATGATGAATCAAGCTGCCGCAGGAAATGGTTGGTATGCTTACGCTGGTCCTGAAGTTCCAAAGTTATTCCTTGGTTACAAAATACACGTTTGTCCCGGTATGCCTTCAAGTCACATGGTTATGGCACAAGCTTCAAACCTTTGGTTCGGTACAAACACTTTGAGCCAGTGGAATGAAGTAAAAGTTCTTGACATGGCTGACCTTGATGCTTCTGATAACGTTCGTTTCAAGGCAAGTTTCTTTGCAGGCGTTCAGTACGGTTTCGGTAACGAGATCACTACTTACGGAGCGAGCTTCTAATAATCAAAAACAATAGGGCGGTGTAATAGCCGCCCTTTAATAAAATACAAATATGAGTTGCAATTTAACTACGGGCTTTCTGCTAACATGTAACGATGCAGTTGGTGGAATCAAAAATATATACTTAATCAACCACGATCAAGTGAGTGGTGTTACTGTTGCAAATGGTGAAATGACAGCAGCCACTGGCACTGTGTATCAATACCAGCCAAACAAGAATACTGGTTCAGCAACTTTCAACCCAACCGTATCACTTGAAAATGGAACTGTGTTTTTTACACATCAGTTGCAATTCACTCTCGGAAAACTATCAGTGGCAAAGCGCAACGAACTTGAAATCCTTGCACGTGCAAAAGTGATGGTATTTGTTGAGATGAATGATGGTCAAACAATGGTACTTGGATATGGCACTGGTGCGTTCATGACCGCTGGCACTTTCCAAACTGGTGCAACATTTGGTGACCTTCAGGGTTATCAAATAACCATCACCGCGGATGAGCAAAATCAACCTTTGTTCTTGCCACTCGGTGACAATGTTTCTGCTATCGGTTTGACGATTGACTAACCACAACTAAAAAACTTCAAAAGGGTGGGCGCACTGCCCACCTTTTTTATATACAAATTGCTGCGCAATGGTTTACTTAAACACAAATACTGCGAATCAAACATTGAGGTTGACACTCGATGAAGCACGTCAATATTACGCGACTGCATTCACTGATTATTTGTTGATCATTTCGCATGAGGAAAACAGCAATGTGGGTAATACACTTGCACAAGTGCCGATTATTGTGAATGAAAACCAGCGTGCGACAACATTAACTGTTACAACTGCATCACTAACTTTACCGGGGCGGTATCGTTATGAAGTATATGGTCAAAATTCGAACAGCAATCTTGACCCAAACGATGCGGTTGTAGTGGGAATATGTGAACGCGGTTACTTATATTTGAACGATTCAGGCATTTATTACGATGTGCCTGCAATAACAATAACTGACGACATTATATACAATGGATAAAAGCAACATAGTCAATGTTCAGCTTCAAGAATATCAACCCGTTTCATCAGTTGAGCGTGTTGATCGCGGTGGCTGGGTAGCGTTCGGAGTGAACAATTTATTTCCGCAATATCTGCGAGAATTAAGTGAGTCAAGTCCTGTGCATGGTTCGCTTTGCATTTCCATTGGCGACATGATTGCAGGTAAAGGAATCACGACCAACTTAGGTCAAGAGCGTGTTGATGCACTTGATGTTTATGGTCAGTATTATGCAGCATCGCACGACTTCAAAAAATACGGTGGCTATTTCGTTGAAGTGATTTATTCGAATGATAGAAAGAGCATTGCAAAGCTGCGACACTTACCTTTTGAGGAATGTCGCATTGCGGTTGAAGGTGAAGACGAAGATGTAATCGGAATTTATCACAGTGAGGACTGGGCGAATACACGCAAGAAAAAAAACAGACCGACATTCATTCCAAAGTTTAATCCATCAATGGCAGTGAAAGAGCCATCACAAGTGCTTTGGAAATTTAATTATACAAGTGGACAAATCTATCCGAACCCTGACTATTGGAGTGCGGTTAACTATATAGAATTAGAGCGTCAAATCGGAATGTACCACGTGAATAATATCATGAATGGTTTATTCCCTTCGTTTATCATTTCTTTTTTCAATGGTCAAATTCCACCCGACCAACAGTGGGATATGAAGAAGGATTGGGAACGATTGCTCACAGGTGCGCGTAATGCAGGAAAGTTTTTGATGACTTTTAACGAGCGCGAAACACCGAAGCCAGACATCACTTCATTTCCGCTTTCGGATGCTGACAAGCAATATCAGTTTTTAAGTGAGGAATCAACGAATAAGGTAATGATCGCGCATCGCATCACGACACCGTTGATTTTTGGTATTCGCACTGCGACTGGTTTCGGTTCGAATAAGGATGAAATGGCAACAGGTCTTGAGATATTCATTAACCAAGTCATTGAACCAGCGCAACGCTTAATCATTGATGGTTTCACCGAGATACTTTCGTTCGAATTACCAGCCATTGAATTGACAGTTATACCTAACACACCACTAACCGAACAAGTGCAAGTGGATACAACAACTGGTGCACCTGCTGATGTCGCTGCAACTGCATTGAATGGAGCGCAAATCACATCACTTGTGGATATTGCCATGCAAGCTGCTGCTGGTGCTATTCCGGTGACGAGTGCGAAAGCTATTGTGAGTGCTGCATTCCCGACATTGAGTCAAGCGCAAGTGGATGCGATATTTAATAGCATCGTGCCTGGTTCATTGAATCCGACTGAAGTGATACAATCACAAGAAAAAAAAAAGGATTGTTGCGTCACATTAGCTGAAGAAAGCTTTGAACCAACCGAAGAAATGGCGGCTGAAGCTGAACTCGGTTTGAAGTGGCGCGATGAATACAATCGCGGTGGCACTGAAGTCGGTGTCGCACGTGCAAGGGATATTTCCAACATGCGAAACCTATCACTTGACACAGTTAAAAGAATGAACTCATATTTTTCACGACATGAAGTTGACAAACAAGCTACGGGTTGGAATGATGGTGAAGAAGGATTTCCAACGGCTGGTCGCATC